TGTCATGGTAGTGTTGTTTGCGTTTGTCATGGTGTAAAGATACGCAACTTTTTTAGCTATCCAACTATAAAGCGAAAAAAATTTATTCATCCAACCACGAGAGCGGCTTCTTCTCTTGAACCTCTATCTCTTGCCGTTCGATATATCCGCGCTTCTTGCCTTTGGTCTTCAAGAAGAATATCGTCGCGGCTGGGTTGCCTTCCTTCACGAGTTTGTAAAGGTGCGATTCTGCGAAGTCGAGAACGCCATCTTGAATTGAGTTGACCGCCTTTTTATATTCCTCGTCTGCCTTTAGCCATGCGTAATGGGTCGAGCGGTCGATACCTACCATCTTCGCGGCTGTTGATACAATACCGAGCGACTTCTCGAGGGCTTCGAGCATCGCGTCTTTTTTGGTGTTGGATGTGTTGGTCTTCACGGCTTCCATTTGTAGGAATTTGAGCGGTAAGGTAGGAATCGAACCTCCCTCTCTTGACTGGATGTCAAGCGCATCGCCACAATGCTTCAACCGCCTGTTTTCTCTCCTTTATACATACCCGCTCCAACCTCTTTAATCTTAGAGAACGGAATGTTTGGGCAATTTAGGCTGGAGTTTTTGTCTATTTGGTAAATATAACGGAGTTGATAACCTGTCAACGGTTTTGCTCCCATTTTTTTCAACTTTCCTGCACTCATTCCCTTTTGCTTATAATTGGAATTATTCAAAGTTTTATCCGCTATTATTTGACCGTTGTATTGAAGAAGCGAAGTGTTTTTCTTGATATTGGTTAAAAGGAAACCCGAAGCCCTGTAAATTGTTCCGTCTCCGCATTGAGTACCGTCGGCAAAAGATAATATCCACTTCACTTGAGGCGCGTTCTTTTTTATTAATCGGATGGTTACAGAGATGCAGCGCGACTCGCTATTCTTTGGCAATATTTCAGAGAAGGCCATTCGGTTCAACTCGAGCATCTCATTCCACTTTGCGTTAAAACCTTTGTTGCTGGTCTGTACTAAATTAAGAACGTTTCTTTTGTCGATAGGGTTCCCGTACTGCATCACTCCGCCCAATTTCCCGTCCAAAAATGCGCCAAAGTGAAGCACGCTGTTGTTGACCACCTTTCCGGAGTAATGATGTCGTTTCACGAATTCATTCGCCAATTTAGACGGGATGACTTTGACGATTATATCCTTTGCCCTGCCCATTGTGACACTAAAAAATAGAGAGCGTTGCCATTGCTGTTGTCATTGCCCATTGTTTCAACGTACTTAAATTCCTCAAGCGCCTTTGCGTCTGCGATTGCGTTCTTGATAAATTCGGCTTGCTCGTCTGCTACTGTGAACGTTAGAGATTGAAACGGAGGTTTATCTCCGTCCGCAAGGCTAAACTCTTCCCCCAATGAGTCGGCATCAATTTCAGGTTGCCATACATCAAGACCCCATTCATCAAGCTCGGTTGCGTCCCATTCGTTCGCAAGGATATCCCAATCCCATTCCCCGAATCCGACGTTATCTTTTACGATGAACTCCTTCGCCTTGCTTTCTTCCCATGTAGCGACATAGACGGGTGCCTCGGTCAATCCTGCGGCTTTGGCTGCCTTTAGCCTCATGTTACCACCGAGGACAATCATATCCGGATTGACTACAATTGGACGCGCTTCGAGCATCTCCGGAAACTCCTTTATACTCGTTACGAGCTTCTGGAATTTATCGTCTTTAATTATCCGAGGGTTCGTCGGGTTTTGTTTGATCCCCGAGAGTTTCATTGGCTTGATCGAGGACGGCTTCAAGGGTGTATCGGAATTCATCGTTATGGACGGCTAAGTTTAGAAGTAAAGTGGCGGGATCGTCCCCGGCATGGAGTCGAATTGCTTTATCGTTCTCCGTGATGAGAAGGAAGTTCTTCGAATGGAGCAGGGCTTTTCTTGCGTTTCTCATGGGTGCAATATACGACCCTCAACATCCCGGGCGATATTCTCCAGGGTCTCTTTGTCGTATTGTGTCATGGGTAGAACCCGCTTCACGAGGAAGGGATCGCCTCCGAAGTGCTGTTCTTCAAACTTCTCCTTCTGGTCTTGTTTCAGATATTGGCGGATGTTCTCCGCAATGATATCTCGTTCTGTTGTTGTGTAGCTCATTCCGTTTCGTTTATGAGTTTTTGTAATTCCGCGAGCATCCGACGGTTGCAAGAACTACATTGGCTTGCTTGGGTGTTTGTTCCTGTAACCTTCGAATATAGCTTCGCGAGTTGTCCGTTTGTTCGAAATTGATTCTCTGTTTTGAGAAAGGTCTTTATCGCGTCGAGGTCGGCTTGTTTTATTTCTGCTTCCCAATTACCGAGGGGACAGGAAGCAACCTTGAGACGGGTCTTTGTGGGCATATGACAGCCGCACAACTTCGAGTCCGTGAAGGCTTCTGTCACGAGGTCTCCGCAACTCTTGGTCTTCTCGACGAAGTGTTCGCAGCCTTTGCAGATATTAAGTCGGTCAGTCCTCTTTTGAGCCGTTACGAAGAACATCTTTTAGGATTTTTCGGGTGATGTGTAGTGAGCGATATAGGGTCGATTCTCCAACGCCAGACCGTCGAGATACGTCAGCCATGTTCCACCCTTGCAGGTATAAAGAGAAGATGGTTCGATCAAACCAGGAGAGGCGGTCGAGGATGAGTTGCATTTGCTCTCGCTGGATGGCTTTTGTCCAATCGCTTTCGAAGGTTTGTTCTTTGGGGTCGGCATCTGTTACGTGATATAAGTCTTTGAATTTTCCTCGTGTGGCTTCGGTGTACATGGCTTTAACAAAGTACCCGAGCGGGTTGTCATTTTCCCCATCGGGAAAACGTTTGTCAATGCATCGAAGGTAAGTGTGATGTACAAGGTCGGAAGGGCTGTCCGTCCATCGTCGAGCGATGCGAACAAGTTTTGAATAATGCTTCGTTAAGAAGCTATTCCAACCCTTTCGACTTCCTGAGTTCATCGACCTTTTGTTTGTATATTTTGCAAAGTGCCTCCAATTCGTGAACGCTGAATCGCTTCGTTTCGTTGCTCAACCGAACAAGGCTATCCGCTGTCCCTGCTCCGTGTAGTTCGTCGAGGCGTTTTGCGAATTCGTATTGTGCTCCCCCTTCGAATCCGTTGCAAGCTTTACACTGAAATTGAACGTTGAGTTCATCGAAGCGGGTGGGCATCTTTTGCCGTACCATAAAATGACCAGCGTCCGCGCTCTTGTAATGGCGCAAGCGATCGCAAGTGAAACAAGCCCCCCACCCTTCATCATTGACCGCACGCAGCCGGATGAATTGCGAGAATATCTTGTCGAGTTTAGCTTTCGCCTTTGCTACTGTCATTCTTTCCGGGTATCAAGAAGGGGTTGTTCTTCATGCGCCATTCGAGCTTCGCTTGTTCGGGATCGTATTCTTTGACCTTCGTTGGGTTTTCCGCTCCTCGACTTATGGTCTTGTGTTGTTGCTCAAGTATCGAGGCGCGTTCTTCTTCGTGCTTGATGATGCAGTCGCGGAACTCCTGTATCTTCAAACGCTCGTAGAAATTGCCGTAATATCCTTGTTTCATCCTCTCGCAAATTAAGCGAAGTTCTTCCAGTTTCAAAACCGGGAACACCTCGAAGATGGTCTCTGCACAAAGTGCCATATCCTCAAATGAATGAAGGGTCTTCTTTGCGTCGATGAATTCCACCGTCTTGTTGATCATCGTCACGACAGCCGCCCGAGTCTCTTCGGGATGGTGTCTGAGGCTCGTGAGGATGTTGGTTCCCGCCCAGGCTTCTTCGTTGGTGGGTTTATAGATGCCCGTGCTTGAGATATGCTGTAAGCTGGTCTTTGCTTGGTTGCTTTGGAGCTGCTGTTTTGTTTGTTGTAAATTCATTGCTTCGTTTTATCCAGTTACGTGCGGCAGCATTCCAATTCTTCATCTTATTTCTGCCGGCTTTCCATCCGTTTGATTCGTAGTAGTTCCAAAATTTCTCGCCTTCGTCGCGAGATGATCCCGCAAGTTCGAACGATTCCATCGCTTCTTCCAAACTTGGTTCCTTGAAACGTACTCTCTTCACTAACTCTTTACTCTTATCTATACTCTTCTCTTTACTCTGCGCAACTGTAGTTGCAACTTTTGCAACAGTAGTTGCAACTTTTGCGCCGATAGTTGCTTCTTCTTGCAACGATTGTTGCTTGTTCCTATCGTTGCTTGTTCCGATAGTTGCTTCTACAAGTACAGTCATCTTCCTTCGGTGACCATACCCTTCACATTTGATGTGTGCAGTCTCACAAAGTTCCTTGCGCATCTTCCGCACATATTGAGAAGAGACCCCAAGAGACTCAGCGAGGAAGTCATCTCCCGCCCAACACGACCCATCTTTGTGACTGAGCGCGTGAATTTTAGAGAGGAGAATTCTTTGCATGGGAGAGAGGTCATTCAACAACCAAATCTCCTGGGGTATCCATATTCCGTTCATTCCGTCAAAGTTAATCGGGAAAAAGAAAGGGTCATTCGACCCCCTCTCTTTCACAGATTAGAACCTCTTCGACGATCTCCGCGTATGTCGCTCCGCACGATTCGGATATCTCCGGGAGGTGCTTGAGGATATTACGCGGGCTACGTCCGCACCAATTGCGAACGGTGTTCGGTGTTACGTCCAGCGTCTCCGCCGCGACCAATGTTGAGCCGTAGTTCCTGACAAGGAAGAGCTTTATGTTATTCATAGCGCGTGACCTTTACAGCACCCCAGAGAAAAGAGCGAGATACCTTGACTCGCTTATTTAGAGGGGTCGTCTTTGGCTTATCTTTCTTCTTAGATACCCGAGGTGCATCGAAGAGCGTTTGACCCCTTAAAATGTATCTACTGCCGTTGTAGCTGTAATCCTTCTTGATTGCTTGCCAATGGTTCGACATCGACTTCGTGTCTCGTCCAACAAGGTTGCCCATGTTGCGCCATTGAACCTGCCCCGTTGAACCGAGGTTTTGGTTGATCATCTTAACCAGCAAGCGTTCCTCTCCCGTTGTGTATGGCTTGCTTTTCATAGCTTCGAGATAAGGGTTGCACGGATGGACAAAAGGAACTCAGCCGCTTCGAGAATCTTCTCCGGGTCGCTCTCTTGGTTGATGGCGTGACCGATTGCCCAACTCGCGTCGATCCTCTTTTGTATGTCAGGGTTATTCGCCTTCGATTGATTCGGGGTGAACCCTGGCTTCGTCAGTTTCATTCGGTCGCCCCACTTCGACGGGGTGACTTCAAACTCTACTTCGTCTCCAATGCTCCAGCGGTCTTGGCTCTTTGCCGATACCTCTCCGCTGTCTCCGGATTCGAGTTGGATTTCGAACTTGTACATCAAGCCGTTTTGGCTGTCATAGGTGCCATTCGGTTGAATGGTCTTGATTTTAGATTGTCCCATTTTCTTTGGTTTTAGGGGTTTATTTCGTCCGCGCTCTGCGGATGGATTCTTTAAGTTGAGAGATGAGGCGGTCGAATTCCGCGTCTTCATCTCGGAGGTTTGCTGCGAAGTCATTGAAGTCTTTCGCGGGGTTTACGTTCACACTACTTCGGACGCATATTGGCTTGCTCATTTATCTGTTTGTTTAATTGTTCGAGTGTACTTTCGAGGTCGAAGATAAGGCGGTCAATATCTTCTGAGTTGTGTTCTGCCTGCGCCCACTTGAAGTAAGCCAGTGCATCGGGTCGGAGTTCATTCATTGATGTCATAGAATAAACAGAAGTTTGGATAGTCCATCTTCACGTAAATAAGCTCCTCGAACTCGTCCTTCGGTAGCTTGGAGAGAAAGAACTTATCTCTTCCCCCATAACCCTTCGTCCACAGATACGACTTCCATCCGTCTGCGATGTACTTATCGCGATGTTCGTTGAGGTGGTCTTCGTCAACGGGAGTCCATACGCTCGCTCGGTATGCGGATGCGGATGTTGTCCCGAGTCTTCCTGTCACCCAGTTCTCTTCTTGGCTGTGGTTCATAGGTCGATGTTTTCTTGTACGATGTCCATCGCCATTTGTAGCGCGGTACGTGTGAGACGATGGGTTGTGGGTTGCTCCTGTCGGAGGTCATGCAAGGTGAGCCAAGCTTGCTTGAGTTCTGTTTGTTTGTTGTCGTTCATGGTAATGAAATAAAGCCCCGACCGAAGCCGGGGCGTTGGGTTTATTTTCCGTATGTCAATCGTAAGGCTTGCATTCCTCGGTTAGTAGCGTAATACTTGCCGTTCATCGTCGCGTTATTCTCTCCTCCGTAGTTTCGTACTGCTTGTAGGTCAATAGATGCGTGAAGCATTGCTCGCACTTCAATTCGTCCGTGTACTGCTTTGAAAGCTTCGGTGGTTGTGTTTGCGTTTGTCATGGTGTTGTTTTGTGCGTTGTTCATGGTGCAATGATACGCAACTTATTTAGTTATCCAAGCACAAAAGCAAATTATTTTTCTTTTTTACGCAAAAAAAGAGGGAAGCCCCGTTGAGCCTCCCTCCCTACAAACGTAACACGGGTGTCTATACCCTAACAAAACAGAACTCGAAGATACTAATTTTTCGCGGATCCGAAATAATAATTCACGACCTGCCCAACAAGCGTCCCTTCCGCAAACCCCAAGATGTGAAAGAAGATTTCTTTGTCCTCAACGCCGGTCTTCGCCCAAACCACCATGACGATTCCGATAATCATAGCAGCCGAACCGACAAAGACTTGCATCCAATCCCTCTGACCGAGACTCTTCGTTATTTCAATCTCCCGGTTCCTTGCGTTCGCTCTGTCCGCACTTGCTATCTCTTCCATCAATAGCTTTGCTTTTATCTTTTCTTCGTTGCTCGTTTCGGTGTTGTCGATTAGAGCACTTATCGCCTTCAGAGCGTCCGCACCTGGGACAATCTCCCCGATGAGGTCGAAGACCTTCGGTGCTTTTGTTTTGAACCATTGTCCGAGCTTTGTTTCTTTTAGTGGAGTTCCTCGCATTGGATGTCGTATGATTGTCCGAAGGGTTTAATTGAAAACTTCCAACCGCCCAACCGAGGTACCGAAAAGCCCTTCTCAACTTCCCACCCAATGGAACGGTCTTTCTTCTTGTATGATCCGGTCTGTACTACGTGAACCGTCTCTTGTCCGTGATTGAAGTTGGAGGTGAGTACGTCGCGCATTACGGGGACATACCATTTCTGGTGGGTGTGACCGCGTGCAATGATAACCGCCTGCGGATAATCCTTCATATCGATGTCGACATTCAAAACACCCTTCGAGCGTTTGGCGTTGCCTCCGTATCCGTGGTGGTAATGAATCGGGAAACTCTTTCGCCCTCCCTTTCCGTTACGGCTGCACTTGAGAACGACCCACCCCGCATAATAACCTGCTATCATATTCCCCCCGTTGGCGTTGAGGATGCCCACCGTTCGCTGTATAGGGTCGACCCCGTGTCGTTTCGTGATATTGGTCTCGTGGTTACCCTGTCCGATGAGTTTAATAATATCCTTATATGGCTCGAGCTTATCGGTGCAGTCCTTGATGACCTCATCGATATACGCCATTGCTTTGAGTTCGGGTCGCAATGAGTCGTAAGAGCCGCGCGGATCGAACTTCATATTCATCAAATCATACAAATCGCCCAGAATCAAAACAACTGCGTTCTCTTCTTTGGCTCGGTCGAGGTGTTTGAAGAAGAGTTTGCGGTCGCACTTAATAGAATCGAAGTGAATGTCTGAGAGCAGATAAACACTCTTCACATCTTCTGTGTTCTCAAAGTCGAACGGGAGGACGTGGATATCTCGGTCTTTGGTAATTAAATCATACATATGTCCAGATTCGATTTTCGGGTTTCATTTCGTCAATATCGCAATGAATGAAATTCTTGCCTATCCCCAACCGCGTTATCCCGACTTCCATCAACGCGTCTATGATGATAAAACGGTCTTGAGAGTTGAGGACTTCGAT